CGCTCAAGCTGGCGCGATCCACCGAAGACGCTTTGACCGGCATCGTGTGGGCCGACGACGCTCAAACGGCGGTGCTCGAAATATCGAAACGCTATGCTTGCGCGGGAGAACCGTGCGGCTGCCAGATTGTCATTCAACCCCTCGACTAACCACATCCTACCACCTAGCACCATGGCAAAAGCAACAAACAAGATCGTCGCCACCATTGGCACCTACAAAGACCGCCAGACTGGCGAGGAAAAGAAACGATACCTGACAGTTGGAACGGCATTCACGGACGACCAAGGGCGCGTGTCGCTGAAAATCGACGCCATGCCCGTATCGCCTGAATGGTCTGGCTGGCTGTCACTGTATCCGCTCGATGAAGATCGGCAGCAACAGCCGCGCCCCAAGTATCAAGGCGACGGCAGAAGCGAGCGCGGGCCAGCGCCGAAACGCGAAGAAGAACCGCCGATGCGCGACGGCATGGAGGATGATGATATTCCTTTCTGAGCAACGCAGTAAACGAAGCCACGATAAAGCACGATATGTGACATTGCGGTGACGCGCTTCTTTGCTCAAAATCTCCTTGCTGACTGAAAACAGCACACATTCAAATGACAGATCAACACACATCGCCCCTGCTTGCGCGTGCCTATAAGGCATCCGGTTTCTGTCCCGGTTTTTCAGCGTGCAACGGGGGCGGCCTTTTTCTGTAATGCACCATTACCCGTTTCATCCCGGCGATTACATGCTCGACACGGCCCACTTAGAGCCGTTGGAGGATTTGGCCTATCGCCGCCTGTTGGACCTGTATTATTCCTCTGAAAGCCCTATCCCACTGGAAACCGAGTTGGTTTCTCGTCGGTTACGTTTGGGTTCCGAAGTGGTTAGCAAAGTGCTTGCTGAGTTCTTCGAGCACCGCGCAACGGGCTGGCATCAGGCGCGTTGTGACGCTGAAATTGCCGATTACAAGGCCCGTGCGGATCGAGCAAGGCAGAACGGCAAAAACGGTGGAAGGCCGAAAACACAGGGCAAAAAACCCACCGGGTTATTTCTGGGTTCCGACAAGAAACCAACTGGCAACCCAGAAGAAACCGAATTGAAAGCTAACCAGAACCAGAACCAGAACCAAGAACCAAATACTAAACCCCTACCCCTTACCGCTCCGGCTCCGCCTGCGCTGGTGGATGAGCAGAAGCTGGAAGTCGGCTCATGGTTTGGACGCAGAGCATCGACGCAATGGAGCGCGAAGGAACTCAAGGCATGGAAGGCCATTTATCCCGACGACCTAGCGGAAGGCATTGCGATCCTGAAAGCGCCCTACGAAGCCAAGGCCAAGTTCACGCGGAAAGATCTTCAAACCTTGCTCAACAACTGGACGGGCGAGATTGACCGCTGGCGCAACTGGCAGGCTCCCGCTGCATCCGACGTGACGAACCGCCAGCACGACGAACTGCCTGCATTCCTCGAAGACGAGAACGCCATTTTTCACCCCAAAGCAGCATGAACCTTCACGACAAAATCGCCCTCATGGCATCGAGAACCCCGGAAACCGGCCTAGAAAGCGTCGATGGCGCTTCGGGCTGCATTATCCCTGCCGAGTTCCTACAACGCCTAGAAGCCCGGTTTCTGCGCAAATGCGCGGACTGTGGCGACGAGTTCGAGGCGGTCGGATTCCAAGGCTACTGCGACGCATGCAGCATCAAGGTGGACGAAAGGGCTGCGCTGCCTCCGGTGCGGAAGCTGGATTCGTCCTGGCCTCGGCTGCATGCCGGCAAGCTCGATGAAATGACCGGACCCGGCAAGGTCATGGCCGAAAAGCTTGCCCCTCGCATCTTTGGGAACCGGCTGCTGGTTCTGGCCGGCGATCGCGGGCGAGGCAAAACGCAGATTGCGGCTTTCATTGCCTATTATCGACTGACCAAAGGCCACGATTCCGGCGTTTACGTCCGCGCCTTTGATCTCCTGACGGCCATTTCTGGCCACGACAAGCAGGCACGTCTGTTTGCCTTCCAGCGCATCCCGTTCCTCTGCATTGACGAGGTTCACACCGTCGAGGCGAAACACCTGCCCGTGCTGGAAAGCATCATGGATGATCGCTACGGCAACCGGAGGCCGACGATGTTGATAGGCAACTGGATGACACCGGAAGGCATTTGCAGCGGCGAGACGGTCAACGGCAGGCGTATCAACGGCCTAGGCGAGACGATCATGGACCGCATCAACGAGCACACGAAGCACAAGACGGGCGGCGTCGTTTGGTGCCGTTGGGATTCTTACCGCCAGTAAAACCACAAACAACCATGAGAAACATTAACACACCAAAAACCAAAGTGTATGTGCGCGGCGATGCGTTTGGCGAAAACGCGAGTGAATTTGAGCCGGCGTGGCTGGTGAGTGTGCGGGCGCTGAGGCACCGGCCGCTGTGCTGGCAGGTGTGGGTGCCGAGGTATGCGGCCTGCTTTGACAAGGTGCCGCCGCACTGCCTGTATTGGTATGAGCCGGAAAAAGATCACAGGACGCTGGATCTGCATCAAGTCCAGATGTGGGAATGCCTGTCCGGCAGCATCGAGCTGTGGCGGAAAGACCAACTCACCGATGTGCCGGTCATCGTGAATTTAGGCAAAGGCCATACCATCCGCGGCCACTACCTGTGGACCATCGACTACATCCCCGAGGGCCAACACTTGGGAGTCATCGACACCGCCGATGCGGATTTGCTCGATGAGCACAAGGAGGGGAACGTGGTGCGGCTCAGCAACGGGCAGATCGCCATCTACCCGAACAACCGGCTCAAGTGGCTGCCTGTGAGCCTTACGCCCGAAGGTGCCGCGGCACGCATTCCGCAGTGGGAGGCCGCCAGCAATGAGCGCTGGGACGAGTGGTGGCACGACTCCGATGAGGTGCTGGGAAATGCCAAGTGGGCCTATTGAGTCTCCAATCCGACACTTGAAGACAACCTTCACATACCATGAGCACGACCTTATTTGACCTAAATACATTTCAACCAACTTACCCCTACGCAGCAGGCTACCGCGACACGGACACAAGCCGCGCCGCTGCTGCTACGCTAGATGCGGCTACAATCCGCGCCCAGGTGCTCCAGACGTTTCGCACCGTGGGTGCCATGACTGCCGACGAGTGCGCCGAACGCATGGATATGTCCGTGCTCACGATCCGCCCGCGATGCACCGAACTCAAACGGCTCGGACACCTGCACGACTCAGGGAAGCGCCGACCGAACGCCTCCGGCAAAAGTGCCATGATCCTTACCACCCGCAAACCATAAACATCGACACCCCCCCCTGACACCTGCCCGCAACTCGGCATCCCGTGGACGGACCTCCCCATGTGCCTCTGAAACCAACACCACTATGTCACTCTTAATTAATCAAATCCAACTCGTCTCCGCCATCTTCACCGAACTGGACCGCCAACACCCAGGCGCACAAGTGTCACCCCGCCAACTCAACGAGTGCATTCGCGCCGCCAACATCATCGTAGAGGCGATGCGGATCGACGACAAACTGGCCCAGCAAGGAATGGGCCTAGCTGCATGGCTTGCCAGCGATGACACGGGCATCAGTAGCCTGACGATGGCTGCCGTCATGTATCAGGACGGGCGTTTGCGCGATGCAAAGAACCGATGGTGCCACCCGTGGGACGCCGGCGATTTTGGCCGATGCCATCGTTTCCTCGAAGCCGTGCCCGGCTCTCGCGACCTGTTGCCCAAGATGCGCGACGTGAGCCCCGTGTGGGCCGCATTGGTGGACCGATGGGACGACATCACGGCCCTGTATTTGGAGGAAAAGGCCACGGGCACCAAAGCCCCCAAGTGTTACGCGCTCATCAACGAACTCGTCGAAGCCAATCGCAACAAATGACCGATTATGAACGCATCCGCAGCCAGTTCAACGCAACCGCCGTTTGCCACCTCCAACAGCGCCCCGTGCTCGACTACGAGTCTGGATGCGCCTTCATCCAGTGCGAACGCGGCGACGCCTGCAAGTGCCAACTTCTCGACGGCGAAGGCGGATCAACAACCGCGCTCCTTATCGCATGGCGAACAAAATACGCTGCCCGCTAAAACCTGCCCACTTTGCTCTCGATGAAAGCCCATCCAGTTATTTTCAAACAACACGTTCTCGACCTGCGCCAAAAAGGCAAAAGCGCAAGGCAGATTGCACGGGAAACCGGCCTGCATTTTGGCACGATCAAAACGTGGCTTTTTCGAGGACATGAATCCCGACATGAATCCAGCACAACAGTAGACAAAATTGCTAGACATGAACCCCGGCATGAACCACACTCTGCCACGTCGTGGCAACAATGCCTTCATTTCGATTCCGCTCACTTGTTCCGCCACGGAAACAGCAAACCCGTTTGCGCCGACTCGCCCCCCGGCCTCTCCACAACGCCCGGCATGCTCTGGCTGCCGCACGACGGTTGCGTGAGGAAGTGCAAGCGGTGCGCAAAATGGGAGGTGGAGAACAACCAGCGTCAAGCGACGGCGGGCGCTGGATTTCCGAAACCATAGACAGTTCTCCGAACCGTAATCAACAACCTATATCAATGACTTCAATTCCCACATCTCTCATCATCAAGTGCTTTAACTCAAGCGGTAGAGACATGCGTGCTGCAGCCACAATCCCCTGTCTTGCAGTCGTCTACCAACTTGAAAAAACTACTCTCGACGACGTCGCCACGCGCCTCAACATAGTCAAAACCACTGCACGCGGTTGTCTCATTGCCCTCGAAAAAGCTGGACTAATTACTGTCCAGCGTAGTTCCAACGGCAACGCAGGCAAAGCTAAAAACATTTATCAAATCAAATGAGCACACCACATAAAACCAACAACGGCGACATGCTGAAACTTATGCGCAGGCTGCATCTTGCCATCACGGCGAGGATGTCCGAAGAAAATCCAAGCGATGATCAGCGCTTGGAATTGCGCCTTGCTTGGGAGGAGGCTGGCAAGTTTTTGGAAGGCTCCATGCCTTTGGCTCAAACCATGAACACGAACGATAAAGCTGAACTGCGGCCATGAAAGACTTTCACCCATGCCAAACGTGCCCGAACTACGGGAAGTGCGCTACAAACGGAATGGCGTGCGAAAGGCCGTCAGTTCCAGCGGCTGGTTCAGCTTCGGTTGCCGCGATATTGGCCGCCGACACTGGCGACAGTTCACTCATTCACAATCTCGCCAACCGCGCCCGCGAAATGGAAGCGCTCGCCACCGCGCTAATGCGGACATGCTACGACGAAGCGAATCGCCTAGCAAACCACGGCAGCAGCGGACTTGAAAAACTGGTCATGTCGCAACTCTACGATGCCGCCAACGCTGCCAAGGAAAAGCTGAACAAATAGCTGAGCCGCAAGCGAGCCGAGGCGAGTCTGTCGGATCCAGCGCAAGTTCGCCTTGCAAATTACCATTACAAACCACGCATTAACACAATGCCAGCACTCAAAAACCCAAAGCACGAAGCCTTTGCGCAATCGGTGGCTGCTGGAATGCCAGCAAGCCAAGCCTACATCAAGCACGTCTCTCGAGCTGGAAATTGTTCAAACCGAACAGCGGAGGTCACTGGCTCAAAGTTGCAAAACATTTCTGAGGTTAGTCTGAGAATTTCAAAATTAAAAAAAGCCGCTGGTGATATGGCTGACAAGAAATGGCAACTGAATCGGGAAACGTGGCTTGAACGGCTTGAAGGGCTGGCTACAAAAGCAGAGGCAGCGGAGGATTTTAGTGCGTCAACTAAAGCTCTTACGGAGGTAGGCAAAGCGTCGGGCTGGTATGAACCGGAGAAACACGAACTCACGATTAACGTCACAATCGGCGGCAACACGGCGGAGGAATAGCCATGCAGACTGTTAACTTGACGATCAACCCGAGGCAACAGTTTCGGCCTTACCTTGAATCGTCTGCACGCTGGTCTGTGCTGGTAGCGCATCGACGGGCAGGAAAAACGGTGGGCGTGGTGCAAAAGCTCATCAAGTGCGCCCTGACGCACAAGCGCAAAGGGCCGCCGCTCCGGTATGCCTACATTGCGCCGACGCGTGACCAAGCCAAAGACATCGCTTGGGCTTATCTCAAGGACTACGCGGGCAAGATTCCCGGCACGATCATTAACGAGTCGGAACTCAAGATCACGTTCGTCAACAAGGCGGTGGTCCGTCTTTACTCGGGCGAGAACTATGAGCGCATGCGCGGCCTCTATTTCGACGGCGTAGTTTCTGACGAGGACGCCGACATTCCTCCGCAGGCTTTCGATTACGTCATTCTTCCGTGTTTGCTCGATTACGACGGCTGGCATACCCGGATCGGCACGCCGAAGGGCAAAAACGCGTTCTATAAGGCGTTTGTGAAGGCACAAAGCGCACCTGATAGCTTTGCTCTCATGCTCAAGGCCAGCGAGTCGGGCATTCTGTCGGAATCCGCTCTTGGGGCTTTACGCTCGCAGCTCACGGCAGAAGCCTACGCGCAGGAAATGGAATGCGACTTCAACGTCGGCAGGCCGGGGGCGATCTATGCCCGGCTCATCGAGGCCGCCTATCGGGAAAAGCGCATTGTCGAGTTTCCGGTTGTTGACACGCTCGTTCACACCACTTGGGATTTGGGCAGCCCGTCAAACACAACCGTTTGGTATTGGCAAATTGCAGGCCGGGAAATCCGCGTCATTGACTGCGATGTGGGTTACATCGAGGGCGTCGAGACTGTGACGCAACGAGTCGCCTGGATGCTGGCAAAAGGCTACGCCTACGGGAAGCACATTCTTCCGCACGATGCCGAGCAGACCGAGCGCAGCGGCAGGACGTTCGTGCAAGACTTGCGCGATGCCGGGTTTCAAAACGCCGTTGTTCTTCCTCGAACAGCTGACATCTGGAACGGCATTAATGGCCTCAAAGGCTTGTTCCCGTCGATGGTGTTTCACGCTCGCAAATGTGAGAAAGGCATCGAAGCCCTTGAAGCCTACCACACGAAAGAGGTCGAGCTTGGCAAGCTCATTTCCAGCGAGCCGGTGCATGACTGGTCGAGTCACACGGCAGACGCGGCGCGATACATCGCGGAAGCTCTCGGGTGTGGGCTGGTGAAGTTCAACACTCAAACGGTGACGCGGGCCTTTGAGGACGACGACGACAAGCCGCGCAACCGCAGGCAAGCAAAATTCAGCTTTGGAGGGTGGAGACGATGACGCCCTACGCTCAAGCCCTCGCGCTTTACCAAGGCGACACGCGGCGCTTCACGGATGAGTTAGAGCAGCATTTTCTGTTCGGCTACGTCGTGGCGACTCCTGACGCGTTTGCGATGGCAAGGCCGGTGCTGTCCACTTGGGAGCCGTCGAGGATTGCGGACATTGCCGAGGTCGAGCCGTTGGAGACGGCAGACGCGTGGTATATCTGGCTGCTGGCTGGCAAACTGTCCGTTGCGGTGCGCTGGCTGCCGGCGGAATTGCCGCTCATCGGCTTGGCTCAACGTGGTAGCCCGGCGCGTTTTGTGGTATGGGAGCGGTTGAAAAGGCTTGCGGTTAGTGGTAAGGTTGAACGCTATGGTTCGGGCTTGCGCGTCTCCTGATTTCGGTCACACTACTGGCCTCTACAATCACTCCGAATCTACGGAGGTATCCCCATGAAATAACCAACACCGACTGCCCATCATTACCGAGTCGCCGATGGGAGGAAGTAGGCTCAAGGTATCAGCCCCGTGTCTCTGTGAGTGCAGAGAGCGGGGCTTTGTATTGCCCGAACGACCAAGATCAGCCATGAAGGCGGGCGATAGATACCCGCTGACACGACGACTCCGCCCCGCCGAATTGGCTGCATCCTGCTTGTTCTGCTCCGTTGGTGAGAATATGCAAAATGCCGCTTGCGTCATAAGCCGCTTATGATAAAGTCACACACATGAACGCTGAATACATCGCCGACGCCAAAGCCCTTATGTCCACCGCTGACCGGTGCGACTCAACCCCTGAGCAGGCCCGCCGCCTCTACACTCAGGCCGCCCGCATCCTTCGCGCCTGCCCTCGGTCAACTGACTGGTCGGAGGCATCACGCATCAACAATCTCATCCAGGAGGCCGACTACAATGCAAGCCTCTGAATCGGTGGCGGAAATCTCCGTCAATGGAGTGCTCGAATCAGTGGTCCGCGTGCCGTCTGACTGCGTTCCGTCTCTCATGGCCTACCTCGAAAAGCGAGGGGCATCATTCCCGATGGCGATCTTGCTACGCATCTTCGTGGCGAACTGGAAAACTGGCGTCGATCTCTCGAAGGCATGAAAAAGGAACTCAAGAAATACCTCGCGGAGATCGGCAGCAAAGGTGGCAAGGCCAGCCGCCGCAAGATCACACCAGCACAGCAGGCGGCGATGCAGGAAGCTCGAAAGGCCGCAAGACTCCGCAAGGAGCAGAACAAGGACGCTCATCAACCGAGCCGAAGCGAGGCTTGATGCAGCAGGCGTTCGGCAGTCCGTGGTAATTTCTGGTTTGACAAACGCCAAATGATTCCCGCTATCCAGTTGCATGTGGAACATTTGTCTCCTGAACGATCCTCGCGGCTTGTCTGGCGCTTTGCATTTTGGCGGCGGCGCTTCTGCTCCCCCGACTGTGGCGCAACCTGCAGCCCCTGCAGCTGACACTGAGGCAGCCAAGCAAAAAGTAAGCGACGCCAATCGTCGGCGCGTCGGCGGCATGGATGCCCTGCAAGGCAATGTCCTTGGCTCTCTGCGCGATCAAACTAAAGCGCGAACACTTGGAGCTTCGGCAACCTCACAGACACCTTACACGGGCGAGCAATGAGCGATTACGCCGATAAGCCGAAACCCAAGCAAGATACGGCGCTAGCTGAAAAGCTTTGCCGTCGCTGGCAGGTCATGCAGGCGGATCGAATGCCGTTCATGTCCATCTGGCAAGAAATTGCGGACCTCATGGCTACGCGTTCCGGTGGCATCAATACCAAAGTCGAAATGCCAGACACGGCCAAAGACTCGGCTCTTTTTGACACGACGGCAGGCGACGCCCTGCTGACTATGGCCGGCGGCCTCATGTCGTGGACGATGCCGGTGAATGAACCGTGGTTTAGTTTTGAGCCGATTCGCGAGCTTCGAGGTTCCGATCGAACACGGCGCTGGTCGATGGAGTGCTCGGAACTTGCTCGAGAATATCTAGGCAATTCGGCCTATTACACCGAGGCACATGAGGATCTTTTGAGCCATTGCGGCTTTGCAACCTCGGCGATGTATTTCAACATCGAAGAGGGCAAGTTGCGCTTCGAGCACCTGCCAACCGGCTCTTACTGCATCGAGGAAAACGCCTTCGGTGTGGTCGATACGCTGTTCCGTGAATTTGAATGGACGGTGGAGAAAGCCGAAGACTACTTTGGGAAAGAAAACCTGTCCGAAGCCACGCAAAAGCTGTGCGAGGGCGACAAAGAGCGGCAAAGCAAAATCAAGATTCTGCATGCTGTCTATCGTCGTTCCGACAGTGAACGGCCTTCTGACTCGCTGGCGCGTCGTGCTGGATGGGGGAAAGAGTTCGCCTCCTACTACGTCGAGTCAGCGCAAAAGCACATCTTGCGCGAGGGTGGTTTCGACTACTTTCCTTTCAGTGTGGGCCGTTACCTCAAATGGACGGCGCTTTCGGGCAACGCACCTTACGGCTACGGGCCAGGCTTTGCTGCGCTCCCTGACACGCGGCAAATCAATTTCCTCCAAATGGTCATGGACTGCGAGGCGGAAAAGCGCGTGCGGCCGCCGATGATCGCAGACGAGCGAATGGAAGGCGATTTGATCCTATCGGCGGGCGGCATCAACTACATCGCGCAGGGCATGTTTGAGCCGCGCCCTATTCCGGTTGAGGGCAATTACCAGATTGGCGTGGATCGCTACAAGATGCGGCAGGACATGATTCGAGCCAAGTTTCACGCCCAACTCTTCAACATGTTTGAAGGGCTGGACGGCATCAGAACCGCGACGGAAATCAACGAGCGTGCTGCCGAAAAGATTACGACCATTACGCCCGCATTCTCCCGCATCGCCAACGAAAAACACACGCCGATGTTTCAAGCCCTGTTTGCCATGTGGCTTGAAAACGGCATGCTGCCGAGACCGCCGCAAGAAGCCATCCAGCCCGTTTCGGATACGATGGGCTTTGTCCCGGCTCCGGTGGTCACGTTCTCGTCGCGGCTGGCGCTGGCAATCAAGAACCTGCGCAACGTCCAGGCGGATCGCCACATTCAACGCATCGTCTCGATTGCACCCCTGCGCCCCGAAGTGCTCGAACCTTTTGACTGGATCAAATGGGCGCGAGGCAGTGCCGAAGATTCAGGCGTGCCGAGTGAATACCTGCTTTCCGAAGAAGTCGTGCAGCAAAACATGCAGGCCAAAGCACAAGCTGCCGCGACACAAATGCAAATGCAGATGATGGAGCAAGGCGCAAAGGCTGTTGGCTCTATTGGAGGTGCTGAAGGCATCAAACAACTTACGCAAGCTGCATAAATAATTACGACCATGAGCAACGAGCACGAACCCCAACGTCCCAAGCTGGATCTCGCGAAAGATTTTTCGAAAGGCAACGACCTGTTTGAGTTTGAGTTCAACGAGAAATCAATGAAGCACCAGACAGCGCACACGGTCAAAAATGCGTTCGTGGAGGGCTTCACCTGCTTTCTCTTCAAGTTCACGTTCAAGAAGCGGCATTTCGAGTGGCGCGTTGCCATGCCTCCTGCGGCTGGCTTCGATAAACTCGACGCCTACGAAATGGGCCTGCAAGCGTTCGCTCGCTTTCTGAACACAGTGGCAAAGCTTGTGGAGCAGGAAAAGCTCGGAATCGTGGAAACCATTAACGCCGATGACTGAGACGCAAGCCAAGAAGATCGACCATGAGGCCAAGGTGAAAGCCGCCTGGGCTTCTCTCGCGCTGTCTCCCGAGTTTCAAACCGTCTTCACGGATCTGCAAATCAGGTTCGGTTTCCTCGCGCCGTCGTTCTCGGCTCAAGACAATTTCAACCCGACAGCGGCAGCGGTTCGCGACGGGGAAAAGAACGTGCTTCGACACATCGCCAAGAAACTGAGCTTCGGCTTGGCGGTGTCCGAAGATGACGCAGCACCAGAAAAGCAACGCGAGGCTCTTTAACCACCACCACGACCATGATCGAAATTCAAGGCACGGCCATCCTTCGCGATGGCAAAAACATCGGCACCATCACGGGAGACACGGCCTTTTTGCCGAAGAAACCCGGCCCGGCCATTCTCGGCCAGATTCGCAAGGCAGCAGGCAAGCCGGAATTGGCGTTTGAATACGTCGCCGCTCCCGTGGCTGCTTCCACCCCTCAAAACATCGCCCCCGTCGTTCCGTCCGGCCAGACTGAGAACAACGAGGGCGAGAGCATTTCCGGGAAACCGGCAAGCGTTTCGGGCGCTGCCGTTGCGCCGGAAGAATCCAGTCAATCGGCGGGCGATGCAAGCTCGAAAACGGGGCTAGACCGGCTGCTCGATTTGGCTGCCGAGGGCAAGATTCCGGCACCTCCCGCTCACAATCCGGCAATGGGCGACAAGGCTCCCGAGTTTGTCGAGTGGTTCAAAGCGCACGCAACGGCGGAAGAGATTGCAGCCAAGTATCCGGCTACGCGTCGCTTGCCAAAGCTCGGTGACTTCGAGGCCGCTGAACTGCGCCGCATGAACCGCAAGCTAGATGGCGAAGTCGAGGACAAGGCCGACTAATCCCGCATTCACTCCAACCACAAACCACCACGATAACACAATGAAATCCACAATTGCTCCCATGCTTTACATCGCCAGTTTTGCCCAATTCTCCAGCGCTTTGCGAATGACGCGCCTGAGCGGGCCGCCAGCTCCCAGCTACGGCCCGGGCCTGAACCAACGCCAGCGCCGGAAATACAACCGCCAACGTAACGCCAACGGCATCAAAAACGCGTTTGCATAATCACACCACAAACCACCACGACAAAGCATGAAACTCCACAACAGGTTCTTTTTCAATCAGGCAGGCGATGCAGGCAGCGGCGACGGCGGCGGATCGGGCGGAGGCTCGACGCTTCTCGGCGGCGCCGCTGGCTCACAGGGCGGCGCAGGCGATGCCACGCAGCAGCGGCAGGTATCCAGTTCCTCCGGCGATGATGACGAGCACAGCAAGGGCGGCGCGTTTGATTTCCGCGCCTCGCTCGATGACAAAGGCAACTTCAAACAGGACTGGACGAAAAGCCTTCCTGACGACCTCAAGCAAGCCGAAGGCGTGCTAAGCAAGTATCCAAACCCGGTCGAAGCCCTGCGCGGTCTGGCGAACGCTCAAAAGCTCATCGGCCAAAAGAGCACCCTCAAGGCTCCAGCTCCTGATGCCAAGCCCGAAGAAGTCGAGAAGTTCAACATCCAGCTTCGCGACGTGCTCGGCATTCCGCAGAAGGCCGAAGATTACAAGCTGACCAAACCCGAAAAACTGCCCGAGGGGCTGACATGGGACGACGCAAAAGCAGGCGATTTCGCCAAGCTGGCGCATTCCCTCAACATTCCACCGGCTGCCGCCGACAAGATCGCGGCATGGCAGATACAACAAATGACCGGCATGGTGGACGCTGGCAAGGCCAAGCTCGACCAGTGGATTCAATCGCAAACTGCCGAACTTAAAAAGGATTGGGGAGGGGATTTTGACGCCAACCTGGGCAAAGCTGCCAAAGCTGCGCAGATTGCAGGCTTCGACCTCAACGACGGCGAGCTTGCCAACAACGCGAAGTTCATCAAGGCCATGCTGACCGTCTCTAATCTCATCAAGCCCGACGCCCTCGTCGGTGCTGACAAGGCCGGAAACGTGATGGACGGCAAAGCGCAAGCCGAGGACATTCGCAGAAATCCTGCAAATCCGTGGCATAACGCCTACAACGGCAAAGAAGGCTCCGCACGCCAGAAAGAGGCTGCTGCCCTTATGGCGAGGCTGCAAGGCGTTCAAATGACGGCATAACGCATGGATTTCCTGACCTACACCTGCCCGCGTGAACTCGAAACCGTGACCGGCAAAGCGGCAGCGGTTTGGAACGAGGTCATGCGGGATTTAGTTCACATCCGCAAATGGCAACCACTGCCTCTTGGCATCACGAAAACAGCATGGCCATTGCAAGCCGATGTGGTGATTGAATGGTCATTGAAAGTGCGATCTGCAATGCACCCTGACCGTGTGGCAGTCTGCCAACGCATTGCGCCTAGTCGCTGGTTAATTCGCCTCGATGAATCTCGCAAGTGGGCAGTGTCAACTTGGGCGCGGTGGATTGGCAACGGTGAAGACGCTTTGGCGTGTTTGGTGCATGAGTTTGGTCATGTCTTCCAGCTTCCGCACGCAGACGATCCATTTTATGTCATGCACCCGCAAATCGGCGGCAATGGCAAGCTATCGAAACAAGAAAAAAAACTGTATCGCGAATGGTTTTTGAATCTGCTCGAAAACGAGCAATAAAAAGCCCCGCTTGCTAGGCGGGGCTTTTGTCATTTCTTCCAGCGTGCAAGAGCGGCTTTTTGCGCGGCTTCTCGTCGTTGTTGGGCAGTTTTGCCTTTCCAGCGTTCCTTGCCACCTTTGATTTGATTGACGGCTGGTTGGTCGAAATGGTGACCGCATTTAGGGCAGATGCATTTCATAGATAATTTTCGTTGAGGTTTGCGATGCGCGGAGAAAGACCGAGCTTGGCGCGTTGGTGCGCTTGCCAACGGTTAGCGAACTCGACGCGGCGGTCGGTGATGCGAGGTTTCGGGTAGCGCCCGCCGGTGTGCGGCAGGCGAGATTTGGGGAGGTTGCTCATAGTGTGGTGTGTGTTTGGGTGTGGGGTAAAATGGGGCGGCCCGTGAGAGCCGCCCCGGTGAATGGTTTAAAGCGGCGTCGCGTCGGGGATGAAGCTCACTGGATCAAAGAAGTTTTCGCCGACTACCCGCACAGTGTAGTGACGGCCTTCGATTTCGATTTGCTGACCGTTTTCAATCTCAACAGCGGCAGCTATCTCGGCACGCTTTGCATCAAGATCCGCCTGCTTGCCGGTATAATTGGCGGTGAGCACGCTTGATTCTTGGATCGTCCACGCCAATTCGCCATGCTCGTTGCAGGGCTTTGGCCCAAACTGAGCAGTCACGCCCTGCTGAGTGCGGACACGGATGCGGTTGAAATTGCGGAAGCTTTTGACGCGGATGAGTTGATCGTGGGTAAGTGTCATATCGGTGGTGCAGTGTTTGGGTTTGTGTCTCTCGACGCTGCACTTATACAAGCTAGCTCGCATAGCGTCAACAAGAAAGTTTTTTTGTTTGACATTCCACGCCTTACACCACGTCATACCATTCAGAGCCAAGCGGCCCGTTTGTGACGGATACCCGCAGCACACCTAGTAGCGGCCTCAAATGAGATACCCGCGAGAAGGACTCACCTCCCCGGCAAGCCATCGGCTCAACGGCAAGCCTCTCGCAACTCCTTACTCATTCACAGGCCATGCCTGACCAAATCACATCATACTACGAAACCGAGTTCTCGAAGAACTGGGAAATGCTCGCGCAGCAAAAAGAAAGCCGCCTCGGCGGTGCCGCTACTCCTACCACCATCACCGGCAAACGCCGGAAGTTCAACCAACTTGAAATCGGCTCCTTGCAGGAAGTCACTACCCGCAAGGGAGACACGCCAGACGGCGACAGCACCGGTTACGCCTACTGGATCTACCGCCGCAAGTTCGAGCGCGTCATCATCTTCGATGAAGACGATGAAATGCAGCTTGGCACCATCGCCCTTCCCGACTCCGACGAAGTGACAAGCATGATGGCTGCGAGCAATCGCACCAAGGATGACGTTATCATTTCGGCCATGGACGCCACTCGCTACATTGGCGAAAACGGCACGACCACCGACGCTTTCGACACGGCCAATCAGGTCGCCGTCAATTACGTCGCCAGCGGCTCGACTGCTAACAGCGGCATCACAGTAGCGAAAATTCTCGCAGCCAAGCGCATCCTCGATGAAAACGAAGTAGACGACAATGATCGCTATTTCGCCATCTCGGCGCAGGGCTTGCAAGACATGCTGCTCACGACTGAGATCACCTCGGCAGACTTCAACACAGTTCGAGCACTGGCTGCTGGCTCCGTCGATATGTTCGCCGGGTTCAAGTTCATCCGCACTGAGCGCCTGAGCCTGAACAGCGGCACAGACGTTCGCACCTGCTTTGCTTGGGCGAAGTCGGGCATCAAGTTTGCCGATGGCGGTCGTCAGACCTACATCGACGTGCTGCCCTCTCGCCGTCACGCGAAACAGATTCGCGGCGTTTATCGCTGCGGTGCTGTCCGCACTGAGAACAAGCGTGTCGTTCGCGTCTATGCGGACGAAAGCCCGTAATCCTTCGGGGCGCTGGTGAGTAGCCAGCGCCCTTCCTTCAACCTTCGAACCCTTTTCCTTTTCGCATTATATGCCTAACACCTACACCACCTTTGGCTCGTCTCAGAACGATGCCGTCAACGACATGAGCGCAGCCCCCAACCTCAAGCAGGCTGGCGGCAACCTTCACGTCGTGCAAGTCAGCAAGAGCAGCTACACCGCTGCGACGGCTGATCCGCTCTACCTCGTCCGCCTTCCCAAGGGTGCTCGAGTTCTCCCGCATCTCTGCGTGGTCGATCACGGAGACCCCGGCGACGCCTGCACGGGAACTGTCGGCTACATCTACGACGACGGCACCGGCGACGCGGACGGCTACAGCACCGGCATTCAGCTTGGCGGCTCGGCGGGCTATGAGTCGTTCAGTGCCACCGCTGGCGCCGCGGCTCTTACGCCGGTCACGCTGGCCGATGACGCCTGGGTTTATGTGACGTGGGGCACCGTGACGAACGGCGCTTCTCACACGCAAACCTGGACCATCGCATATACGCTGGCCTAATCCGCTTTCCTCCGTGGTTGGTGGAATCCTCGCCCTCGTCGCCTCTCGTGCTCAGGGGGCGGCGAGGGTTCTCCTTTTGAGCACTTCGCGCCATGACCAAGACTGAAATTTGCAACCTCGCCCTCTCCCTCTTGTCCGCGAACACGGCGACGGACATTGACACGGATTCGACGCCACAGGCGGAGGCGGTGCGGCGCTGGTTCGCACCGGCGCGTGACGAGTGCCTTGCCTCGCATCCGTGGAATTTCGCGACAAAGCGAGCACGACTGACGCTGACATGGACTGCGCTTTCAGGCGTGGCGTTAACTGACGCTGGCGCTTCCGATGAAATTCGCGTGAATTATACAAGCCACGGCCTGTCAACCGGTCAACGAATACACATGCAGGACGTGCAAGGCGTGCCGGCTGCAAATGGAACATGGTATGTGACGCAAATCAATGCCAACACGTTTGACCTTGATGATTCCGTTTTTTCCGGCGCACATACAAGTGGCACGGGCGAGTGGATCGTGGCACCGTTGCACGGATGGGATTATAGGCACACGCTGCCAAACGATTGCCTGCGCGTTGTGCGTGTGAACGGTTACGAGGGCAACGAAGAAGATTCCGCGCCTTACGCCATCGAAGAGGGCGTGCTGCTCTCCGATGACGACATTATCGAACTGCAATATGTCTATCAGCACACAACAGTAGCAAACTGGACGCAAGACTTCATCAACGCGTTTGCGGCTTTGCTCGCCTCCTATGTTGCGGCAGAAATCACCGAAAGCGTCGGCAGGGGAGAAACCCTCCGCAAGCAGTTCGAAGCCATCGTGGCACCGCAAAAGCGCCGGAATGATGCACGCACCGGCAAGGGACGCACGCTTCAACCCACATACAATTCTCAACTGGTCGCCGCTCGACGCTCTTCGATAACCAACTGGTAAGCCATGCCTCATTCACTTCACGTCAATTTCAACGGCGGCATCTATTCGCCGCTTATGGAAGGCCGAGTTGATTTTGAGCAATATCGCACCGGCTGCCTCCAAATGAAAAACTTCATTGTGCGTCCCTACGGCGGCGCGTTTAAGGCTCCAGGCACACAATACATTGGCGAGGTCAAAACGTCTTCAAAAAAAACACGGCTCATCCCGTTGCGTGTTTCGACTGCAGAAAACTACTTTATTGAAGTAGGCGAAGGCTATTTTCGATTTTGGCGCGACAGTGATCCGGGTGGTTACCTACAAATCAAAAGCGGATATTCCGTCACGGCGCATTCGACGGCAACGACGTATTACCTTGGCGATGTGGCATCAAGTGGCGGCACAAATTACCTGCGCGTTGACAATGATGAGGCAAAAGATTCGAGTTTTGCGGCGGCTCTTTCGGCTGGCTATTGGCACGCTTTGACTGGCAGCATCTACGAATGGCCGAACGAATACACCGAGAGCGAACTGGCGGTCATCCAGATCCAGCAAATCAACCGGCTGCTTGTGCTTGTTCATCCAAATCATCCGCCGCAGTTGATCGAGTCAATTCCGGTGGACAGCCTAACTTCGAATTTTATCCGCAACGCCGCATGGAGTGACGCCAACACAACGAACGTAACGCACTCGTTCCTCGTCCAGCCGATTAGTTACGTTTTTCCGCCTCTCAAAGAACACGAACTGAGTCGTTCTGGCTACACGGTAACACTCAATTTCGACCATGCAGCATGGTTGACTTCGACGGCTTACGTTGTGGGCGACATCCGCACGGTTTCGAGCGTGGCTTACTACTGCACGACGGCGCACACCAGCGGCACGTTTGCCACGGATCTTGCGGCCAATCGCTGGCGGCTGGCTACAGGGGCAGAAGTTGATTACAAGCTCACAGCAAGCAATTCTTCAGTGTTTAGCGGCCTCGACGTTAGCGACCAATTTATCATTGAGCCGTCGCTGTATCGCACGACAAGCGCAAGCTCTCCGCGTGGAGCATCGCTCAAATTGGGCGGCACGTCTCCAAGCGGATCGCCGGGATCGGAATACACTGCGTCACAGCCTATTTTCATTCAGGGATCTTACAGTGTAACCTCAAGCTGGAAAGCCAACGAATCGCCGCTTGGAACCCTGCGGCTTGAGCGTGCTCTCGATGGCGTCAATTGGGAAGTAGTGAAGGAATGGACGCAAAACGACACCTCACAAGGCACATTTGTTTATGAAGACGACGCCGCAAAAGCGGGGGAATGGTATCGGCTTGGCGGTTACTGCGAAGCCCTGTCAGGATCACCCGCGAGCGTGTTGCTTGAATCGGCTGACGCACAGGTAAAGCTGCCGTTTACGATCCGCGCTTTGACTTCATCGACGGTGCTGCAAGTGCGTTCTGCTTTGCCTCGGCAAAGCTTGGCTCCCAAGCCTGCTGTTGGTGTGGCTGCGTCGGCCTTTTATGTTCATGCCTTTTCGCAGGATAACGGCTATCCTGGAGCTGTCGGGCTGCACAATCTGCGCTTGTGGTTTGGTGGCACCAGCAAAGAGCCAAATCGAGTTCGTGGCAGCGTGGTAGACGACTTTTTCAACTTTTCGACAGGCGAGGGGGATTCTGACGGATTCGACATTGTGTTGAACTCAAACGAATCAAACCTAGTTCGATGGATTGCCAGCTACCGACAAGGGCTGGTCGTTGGGACAACGGGTGAAGAATGGACCATTCAAGGTGGTGGCGACGGCTCCGAAGTGCTCAAGCCATCAAACGTGCAAGCCATACGGCGCAACCGAGCAGGCTCGACCACGCTGCAGCCCGTGCAAACGAAAGACGCGCTTTTGTGGGTTTCACCTACCGGGCGCAAGGTCTTTGAGTTCGCCTATGTATTTTCTTCCGACGCCTACGAAGCCAACGACATGACGCTTCGAGCTGAAAACGTAACAGACGGCGGCATTGTGGCGCTGGCTTACCAAAGTGAACCGGACCCTATTTTGTGGGCCGTGACTGGCGACGGGCGGCTTTTGGGCTTTTCCTACAATCGAGCCAACCAAATCACCGCATGGTTCGAGCGCACCACGCAAGGCACGTTTGAAAGCATCGCAGCTGTGCGAGGATCAGCGGAAGCCGATCGCGTTTGGATGATTGTCAACCGCACTGTGAACGGTTCAACAAAGCGGTATATCGAGCGGTTTTACCCTACTGCGCAGGCTTTCGATTTCGACACGGCCACGGATTTCTGTTACCTCGACTGCGCGAAAAAAATCACGCAAGCGAGCAGCACGGCGGTTTCCGGGCTTTCGCACCTCGAAGGGCTGACGGTGAAGGTGTGGCGTTCTGGCACGACCAGCGAAAGCAAAACGGTTGCGAGCGGGGCGATTACCCTTGGGGCTGCGGCGACGACTCTTTTTGTCGGTTTGCCTTATATTTCGACTCTTCAACCGATGCCGTTGGAGTTCCAGCTTCAAGACGGAACGGCACAAGGCCGTAAGTTTAACAGCCAGCGGACGCAACTGCTGCTCCACAAAAGCCTTGGAGGCACCATCAAACACGCGACGAGCGGAACGGCTTATGCTATCGAATACCCAGCAGGAACAACTACGGTGTTTTCAGGTCGGAAAGAACAGCACGTTAAAGCGGATTGGACCGATGCTGTGACCTTGACTTTTGCGCATGCAGACCCAACGCCTTTCAACATGCTCGGTTACGTTCTCAAATGTGAAATCTCAGGCAAATGAATCTTTTTCCTTTTCCAATTCTGGCCGTTGTCGATTGGGGTGTTATAATTTACTGGACACTTTTTGCGGGTTTAACGGCAGCCTCGACGTATGCCGGATATTCCGCACAACAGCAGGCCGCCAAGCAAGCCAATCTTAACGCGGAATCGGCAGCGCAACAAGAAGCCGCAAGAAAGGCAGCCGAGCTGGAAGCGGCTACACGGCAACGGTTGGCGGAGCAACGTCGATTTCGGCAGACTCAAGCGGCAGCAATCTCCGGGCAAGGCATCCAAATGACCGGCACGCCGCTGGACATTTTGGCGGATACGGAAGTGCAAACGCAACTTGAGCTTCAAAACCTCGCCTTTTCGAACGACCTGCAACAGCAAGACATTCAAAACCGGCGATTATCTGCTTTGTCGGCAGCCGATGCGGCCAAGCCTAGCACGGGCGCAACGTTGCTTTCCGGCGCGTCATCCATGCTTAACGCTTACGGCAACCTTTCCAGCAATCGGCCTCAAACGGCTAAACCCGCCACCACGACCACGGGCTAAACAACTTTCTGACCATGCCCCTTGTTCCTCTCGCACCCATCGCTCGCGCTCCAGCTTTTGGCAACGTCGCACCGGTTCAACTGACTTCGAACGCCAATCGCACGGCACAAATCGGGCGGGCGATCGGGCAAGCGGGTGAAACGCTGGTCAATTTGCAGGCCAAATACGCCGAGCTTGTGGACGCTCGCAGCATGATCGCAGCCGAGAACGTCATGCGGCAGACCACGAACGACTTCAACGCGTGGCGGCTTGATCCTCAGAACGCCGACGAATCCGCATGGCTGCCTAAGTGGCAGGAAATGCAGTCCACAGCACAGAAGCAAATCGACGGCCTCAAGATGACGGAAGGGGCGCGGCTCAATACAACGCGCTCCTGGGGCCGGTGGAACGATGCGCAAACCATCAGCGTGCAGGGCGATGTGTTCAAGCAAGGGGTGAAACGCACAAAAGACGCGCTCGACCTCCGCATGAAGCAGGCAATTGACTTCGGCGATGATTCCATGATTCGCAGCACCGTAGAGCATGGCGTGAAACTTGGCGTCTTCACTCCCGAAGAAGGGGCGCTTGTTGAATACGACGCCAGCAAGGCAGCCAAAGGAACGCGCCGGGAGCGGTTCAACCTCGAACTTAAGACGATGCTGGACGCGCCCACGGCCAAAGCTGACGAGGTGAAGGCGTCGATTCAAAGCAATGCGGATCTGACGGACTCGGAAAAGTCGAGCTTGCTCATGCAGGTGGAGAACCGCTTCAAGGACGCGGAGCTTGAACACTTGATCGACACCAATCCCGTTCACGGTCTCGAAGTTGCACAGAACGACTTTTCACGCGGGCGCATCACCGCAAACCGGCTGGACGAATTGAAACGCCGCAGTGAAACCGTGCAGACCCGCGAGCGAGGCAAGCAATACGCTGGCATTGCCGACGCCATGAAGGCCAAGGCATCCAAGGCGGAAATCGTGAAGTTGCTCGATGAAGGCAACTTTTTGACTCCAGGCGACAAGGCAGAAATTATGACAGCCATCGACAACAAAATGGATGATGAGTTTGTGCTTTCGACGCTGGCGAAAGAAGCCGCAAACTTCCAGCACGCGCCGGATTCTCCCGAGTATTTCCTCTTCACCAAGCGCGTCGATGCGCTGGCGACGGGCAATCATCGCTCTCACATTCTCGGGCTGCGTGACAAGGCGCTGGCGGGTGAGCAAGACGGCGGATCATTCTCGCGCTCTTGGGGCAAGGTGTTTACTCAAGCGGACGACGATTTGAAGAACGGCGTGTTTGGTCCAACGACGAGCACGCTGGACGATCCCAAGGCGACGCTGCCGCCGAAAATGCGGGCGGAAGTGGACGCGTTCAAAAAGAACCTCACGAAAGAAACCGGCATGATGTGGAGCCGTCGCCCCAAGACTGCCGACGAACTCGAAATGGAGGCACGCGCCTTGTGGCTGTCCGAAGAAAACAAAGGCAAAACGAATCCCGTCAAAATCGACAAGTTCGTTTTTGAAGACGAGGCCAAGATTCGGTCGGCTAATGCGCTTCGTGTGCAGGCCACGCAAGAGCTTGAAGCCTTCCAAAAAGCCAATCCCAACAAGCCCGGCACAGATGCGGCAGCGGAATATGATCGCATCACAGCCAAGCTGCGGTCACAGAAAAACCTGCCGCCTGTGGCACCGACTGGCGGGGTGAATCCCGCTGGCGTTTTACTGCCATCTCTCGAAGCTCCAGACCTGAACGCCATCCGCCAACGTCATGCCCAAGATTCTCGAAAGTGAAGCCCTCACAATAGCCCGCTCGATTGACCAAGCGCCTGAAACGGATCGCCCGTGGATGCTTGATCTTTTGGACCGCTATCAGCAGCAGCAGCGTGACGACGGGGAGCCTGACTGGCCTTCTGTCGAACGTGCTCGCGTGGAGCGTGAAACCAATTTGCGCGGCATGTTTGAGTCACCGGACAAAATCACCTATGATCCGGGGCCGTTTTCACAGAATCCGCAAGAAGCGAAGATGCTTCACGCCAACATGGCTTTGCTGTCCGCTCGATACCAGAAAGAACCACGGGAAGTTGCGGAGCGGTATGATTTTCTCATCAACGACTTTGCCCGGCAGAAGTTCGGCGCGTCTGAGGATGTGGACACGGCCAAGTTCTATGCGCTGGCACAAAAGGACATGCAGCGGATCAAACTGCTCGAGGACACGCAACGCGAGGGCGTCAACGCGGCCCTGCGCGGCGAGGATGGCGTGAAGGCGCTGGCGGCATGGCAGGCCAAGAACGCGGATCGAGCCAAAGAAGACGCCGGGCTTTTCATGCGTGGATACCAGCAGGCGCTCGAACAGGACGGCGAAATGCTGCCGATTGCTGACCGGCTTTTGCCATTGCTCGAAGCGCAATCCACCAAAAAATACGGACAAGCCTTTGACCAGACCAAAGCGCAAGAGCTTGGCGGCATGATCGAACAGCTTGCGGGCATGAAGAAAGCGCAGCGCAAGAGCGTGTATCGCTCCATTGCTGCCCGGATCGAGGCCGCTGGCTACGATCAGAAAGGCTTCTGGTCGCAGATGCTCGGCTTTCTCGACCAACAACTTTATGCGGCAGCATCGTCTGTGGGAGAAACGGGCGGCATTGCTGTTGATGCGTCTATTGCGTTAGCGCAAGCGTCGGGCCGTTCGGTGGATATGCTGGACGGCACTCCCATTGCAACGCCTGTTTTGTCTCCTGAGCAACAACAAGCGTTAATGCGGCAACGTGATTATCGTGAACGCATTGGCGATGTGGAGGGTGAAATCATACAGATTGTTTCCGGCGAACTCGACCCGGTAAAGCCAACAACGGGCTGGATGAACGAGACGATTGAAACCGGCTTGATTAAAGCTCCTGGGGCTATTTTGCCTTCAATGGGTGCCTCGGCGTTGCTTGGACCTTACGGCGCTGGCCTTTTGTTTACTGCGGATTTTGCTTCCAATACCCGGCGCGAACTGGTGCAAAGCGGCCTTGATGCCGATCAGGCGCGGAAGGTCGGCGTCATGGCGGCTCCGCTGCAAGCGGCTGTCGAAAGCCTATCGAACATGGTGAGCCTCGGCAAGTTCCCGGCTGTCCAGTCGGTGCTATCCCGCTTCACGCGTCCTGTCGGCGGCGCGTCGCTGGTCGGTCGCTACGTCCAGAACTCGCTTATCTCCGGCGCTACGGAGTTCACCGAGGAGCAGGTGCAGGACAATGTTGTGGTGCCAGCCATGCAGGAGCTTCTAGGCGCTCTTGAAAAGGACGTCCCGGACGTGGATTGGAGTTTTTACAAGACGCGGGCCGCGAATGCGACGCCTGAACTTGCGGTGACGCTGCTCCCGATGGCGCTGGTGTTTGGCGGTGTGATGACGGCGGCGGATGCGCGGCTTTCGGATCGCATGACTTCCAATGTCGATGCCCTGACGGCGCTCAACTACTCGCAGGCACAGGCGACGGAAATCGTCCAAGAAAAAACGCCCGAGGCCCGCATTGCAAAGGCGGCCTCTCTGTGGCGTTCCCGCGAGGGCAACAAGACATCCTTGGAACAAGGCGCGACCAAACTGGCGGAGCGTTTGAAGGCGCTTTCTAGCGATGCTGTGGCCTATCAGGCGGAGCTTGAGCGGCGCGGCGTGCTGCCTCGCGTAATGCACACGGCTGAAAATGACTGGCTGCTGACCTTCAACGACGGCTCAACGGCCCGTTTTGCCACGCATGACGAAGCCAGCACGGCCCGCTGGACGTGGGCAGAAGATCAACTTGGCCGCGTGCATGCTTTGACCCGCGAGGCTTTGACCTCGATGGAACGCAACATGAGCACCAACCGCGAGCTTGGCGTAGAGTTCAAGCCAGATGTTCGCATGGTGGAAGCCGGGCAAACGACGCCGGACATTCAGCGGCGCGTCGAACAGGGCAAGGTGCTTGGCGACATTGACCCGAACGAGGCCTTTGATACGGCCTCGATGGTGGATCGAGCTACGGCGGAGGCTGACGGCTTTTTGTCCAGTTATCAGATTCTCGGTTCGTCTAGGAACGAGTTCAAAGACGGCGTTTTGCGCACGACCATCAAGCTGTGGGAAGGCTCCAACGTCCTGACGCTTGTTGAAGAAAAGCTCGAAGGCGATGCCAAGGCGATTGTGTCGAGCCGTGGCGGGCGAGGCTGGATGCTGGCGGCGTTGCGGAACTACGAACAGGAAAGCGGCGACAAGCTCTTTCGCGAAGTCCCGGACAATCAACTGACGGACGACGATCTTGTCGAGGCATGGTCGCACTTGGGGCAGTCCTACCTAGTCGGGCGCTCGTCGTTTGGCGAGCCGTTGCAACAGAACAACATGCGGCGCTTCTCGCGTCTGCTCATGCGTGCCGGTCTGGCCGGTGCGCTCAACTCGGAATCGACTTTCTGGCAAGCCGTCGTGAACCGCGCCCAAAAGCTCGGCGAACTCAAGGCGGCGGGCAAGCTGAATGAAGACGTGGTTGCCGAACTCGAAAAGCAGCTTGGCATTGATTCGCAGGTGAAGCATGAACAGGGCGCGATGCAGGAAGTGCAGCAGGTGCGCGACGAGGTAGCGCAGCAGGTGGACACTTCCGGATATTCGGAGGCGACTCCGGGGCCGAATGGCGAGACGTTCTCGATTGCGCCGTCGTTATTAAGTGTAAAGCCGCCAAGGGGCGTGGTGGCAAATACCACGGATGCTTTGCCATCATGGACGTTGCCAAAAATTAGCGGCAGCGTTTCTAAGGTTCTTAATTCTCCAAAGGTTCGGGCTGAGTTTTATGGCAAACTCGACAAGGCTATCGAGTGGCTACGGGCAGACCCTTTGCAGATTACGACTGCAAAGGGCTGGGTGACGTTTATGCGCAAGGCTGGCGTTTGGGGAGATATCCCGATGCCTCCATCTGGCCTTGCTGACATCATTGCCAATCCGGCTGCATACGTCGCCAAGCTAAACGGTGGATATCACGGCGCAGCATCATTGAGCGACACGCAGACTTCCGCGAAACAGGGCATGGACGGCACTGTGGAAATGCGAAAATTAATCGGTGATGGCAAGGCTCCGGCGCCGTTCGTTGTCGCTTTGCACAATATGTGGGGTATTTTATCCCGCATGCTTTCTCCAATTGATCAAGAGGGCATGTGGTTGCGACTGATCGCCCACCGTCCCGTGCTCGACGCGATTCAGTCATCCATCGACGGCACGTTTGCCATGACCGTGGATCAATGGAAACAGGTGGTGCAGGACGCTCGCGCATCCAGCGCAGTTGAGTCTGGCCCGATTGGCAACGCGGCGACGTCGAACGCTAACGACTTTTACCTCATGCTTTCGCGGCTCAATGGCCGCTGGAATGACATGGCCGATGTGTATGCCGCGCCAAACAGCCGTGAAATGGGAAGGCGCTTTTGGAACATTGGGGCGGGCAAGCTCGGCATCAAAAACAAGGTTCAGCGGTTTATCGGCCTTACGTTTGGGACTCCAGGCGTAATTATGGATCGATGGAAATTTGTCGAGTTTTGGTTGCCAACGGCAATGGAAGGAATGCAGGCAAATGAGCCTTCAAGCTATTTTAATTACAGCGCAAACACTCCATCTGACCCGGTTGGCGTCTACGGCGTTTATGGCGGCATAGACAGTGACAACGAAGCGCTTTCCTTGGCAATGTATGAAGCTTTCGAGGTCGTGCTTGAGGAGTCGATTGCCAAATCTGAGGAACTACAGTTTCACCTTGGAGAGCACGCCAACGCGGGCGGCATGCACTGGTTTGGTTGGAATGCCATTAAAAATGAGGCTGTCGGGCACTCATCACTCGACCTGACCAAGGAATTGATTGCGACGTTTGGTCTTGATATCGACGCTGAAAAGGTTCACACTACCGTCACAAATGGCACTTACTACACAGAAGGCTCCCCTTCCGCAGGAAACACCGTCAAGTTCGTTCTTGAGCGCGGCAAAGTCCGAGTCGAACGCACGACCTTGGCCGGCGGATTTCAGTCAGGACAAGCCGGAAGAAACGCTAAAGCAGCGGGAAGAGGAATTGCGGAAGGCCGAACAGGAACTTCTGGGGCGATAGGCGACACTTTCAGTATTCGCAAGCCTACCAAAAAGCAGTTGGACAAGATTTTGCCCAACGCCAAATACATTGCGCCAGATGAGTTAATGGACGCTGAAATTCGCGGCCCCGTTGTCATTGGCGCTTATCACGGCACAACGCACACAATCGAGCAATTCACCGATGAGCGGGCCTACCTTGAAAATGACATGGGGGCAGGCGTGTATGCTTCAACTTCCATTGAAGATGTAAATGCCAACTATGCAGGCGAAGGGCCAGACCTAACGCAGCGCATCGAACTGACAAAAGAGCAGTTGGTGAACGACGGCATGGATGAAGACGAGGCGGAACGCGAGGCGCGAAGCATGCTGAAAGGTCATGGCGGCGCGGTAATTCCTTTGTTGATTCCCATGCGAAATCCGGTGGTTTTATGGAAAGGGCGCGTTGGCGATTCTACCAACAGAGGCACATTCATTGAATTTAGAGGCGACGTTGAGCAGTATCGCGATGAGGCAGAGGAACTTGTCATGGATCGCGAAGGAATTACACGCGACGAATTGCCGGACTATCAGGACCAAGTGCAAGACGCCATGTATGAAATCGAAGCTGAAAAAGACTTTGATGGAGTATTGGCAAAGATTGCTCGCGTGGTCGATTCGTTTGATGACACCGATTCCGGCGCTTTTGTTTCATCGCTTGATCAAGATGGCATGTATGCAGCCGATTTGGAGCAAGAGCTTCGTAACAACGAAGGGACTGTTTATGCAACTTCTGGCGACAATGGACAACTAGCAGTTGGCGAGCTTATCCGTCGTGTCTTCATGGACGCTTTGGGATTTGATGGCATCATTGATAAAAACGTGAACACTAAGTTTGGTTCACGCAGCAGAGGCAAGGCAATGGCCGGAATGGATGACAACACGGCGCATGTTATTGTTGCGACAGACACGGAATTGCGCCCGCGTTCGGCATTTAATACGGATACAACTTTCAGCCTGCGCGTGACTCCGGCGCAAGACGCCGAATACCTCGCAGCGGTTGAGGCTGGCGACAGCGGCAGCGACAACCTCAATCAACTACTGCGTGATGCTTCGCCAGATGAGCGTCAAGCGGTGGTCGATTCGTGGATCAAGCGCAATCCAAAGGCGGCTGCTAGGATGCAGCGGATGGTAAATGATGCGGCGAAGAAGGCGGGGTATAGTGTGGGAACTTTTATCCACAGAACAGATTCGGATTTTAATTCATTCCTGAAAAGCAAGGGATGGACATGGTTTAATACCGATGAGTCATTGGATGAAGATTTCCAATTCACTTACGGTGATAGAAGAATAGACGCATATCTTGATTTATCCAGAAAATATACTTTTGATGAAGACTTCCAACCTTGGGAAAGTGCCTATCAAAGAAATGCTGAGTTAGCTTCCTTGGAGAATAAGGGGATAACATCTATTCAGATGCCTTCGGGGGATGTTGCGGTAGCGAATCCAAGCCAAATCAAATCCGCCGACCCCGTAACCTACGACGACGCGGGCAACGTGATCCCGCTTTCTAAGCGGTTCAACCCTGCGGATGATCGCATTACATACAGCCTTCGCCCCGGCGACTTCGCCTCACGCGTGGAAGCGATGTTCTCGCCCTTTCAGCGTTCGCCGGAAGCTCGCTTAGTCATGGCTCGCGTCGCGAAGGATCGCGCGTTGCGAGTCATGCCGCAACTGCTTGAGCTTCAAGCGCAGTTTGATAACAACGAAAAACAGCGGCAAGATTTGGAAACTAAGTTTGCAGAAGAATCTGCACAGCTTCGAGCCGATTTAGAAGCAAATGAAAAACAAATTCGTCAGGACCGCGATTTTGAAATAAAAGGCGTTGCACAAGACAAAGGCAGCGAATTGGATCGAGAACGCATTCGACGTGATGCCGATAACAAACTCGCCAGCTTGCGGTTGGAATATGAGCGCAACATTAGAGAACTGGAAAAACGCAAAGAATCTGAAACGGCTAAACTGTCACGCAAAGACACTTCGGCTCAACGCGAAAAAACTCGCCAACTGCTGCGCGTGCTAGATGGCATTCTTGCAGCCTCACCTCCCGAGGTCCGCGCCCGCGTGGGCGGTTTCGTCAAAATGGCCGGCATCGCCACCGATGAGGCAGCGCTGCGGTATCTCGAAGATCGCGTTGCCAAGCTCGACAAGGAGCTTGAAAAGTGGCTCAAGAAGGACGCCGCGGGTAGCATCAACCGGCTGTTCAAGAAAGCCGCTGCCGACTACACGGCGGGCAAGAAGGCCAAAGGCAAGCTCGGCCCGGATGAGCATTACCTCTTCCAGCGTGCGGAAGCGGCAACCACGATGGATGCGGCGGCGCTGCGTGGTGAACTGGCAAAGCTTGATGCCTTGTCGGTTGACGACTCGCTTTCCGACGATCAACGCGTTCTTGCGGTGCTGGAACGCGGCATTGTCGAGCTTGTGGGCGACATGAAGAACGCGGATTCCGGGCGGCTCTTTACGGCTTTTGATGAACTGACGCGGCTCTACTCTCAAGGCGTGGTCGCATGGAAGGCCAAGCAGACGGCACGACGCGAGGCGCGGCAGGCTGTGCGTGATGCCCTCAAGGCGGACGCGGGCAAATCCGGCGTGCTCAAAGAGCGGCAGGCCATGGAAAAAGCCATGACGACGCTTTTCGGCAAAGCCAAGTCCGCCTGGCTGTCGGTGTCGTCGTTCTCCGAGGTGTTGCGCTACGCTTTCGGCTCCAAGTCGCAGCAGGCTACGGAATTGATCGACGGCGAGCGCGAAGCCTCGAATGATTACGAGGACGAGCAGCAGGCCATTGCTGACGAACTCGAAACCCTTTTTACCTCGATGGCTGGCGGTAAAGTGCTCGACGGCGAACGGCTGCGCTTTGACATGGCGCAACGGACCATCAAGGCTGGAGACGTAGAGCTTTCGCAATTTGAGGCCATCACAGCACTTCTAATGTGGCGGCAAGAGGATGGTCGCAGGCACATGGAAGGCACGTTTGACGAGAACGGGCAACGCACTTCTGGCTGGTCCTACGATCAGGCATGGATTGACGAGGTAGAGAAGCAACTCACGCCGGAAGGGCGTAGCTTCATGGCATGGTTGGCAGCCAAATACGGCAGCGAACACGGCGAACTCAACGCGCTCTAGCGCGAACGACACGGCGTGAACCTGCCTGCGCACGACAACTATGCGCCCCTAACCGTAAAACCGATGCAGGCAAAGGCGGGCGAAATCGTCGATCCTGTATCCGGCGCGGCGGTGTCTGGCTCGATTCTGACGCCGGGCAGTCTCCGCACGCGGTCCCGCATGGCTATTGCTGAACCTGAGTTCCGCGACGCTCTACAAACCTTCGTCGCTCACAAGAAGCAAATGGGCTACTGGAAGGCTTACTACGACCTTGCGACGGACGTTCAGGCAGTGCTCGGCAACCGCGAGCTTATGAACTCCGTGGAGGCGGCGGCAGGTAAGGAGGCCGTCGTGACGCTGCGGAAGTGGATGGACGTTCTAGCACAGGGCGGCGTGCGCGATGCAGCGGCGGGCCTTGCCATGAATGGCATGTTCCAGCGCATGATGAACCG